CGTCTGTACCGGATGTTCCAGAAGTTCCTGATGTTCCTGATGAACCGTCTGTACCAGATGTTCCTGAGGTTCCATCGGAGCCGGATGTTCCTGATGTACCCGATGAGCCGTCTGTACCAGATGTTCCAGAAGTTCCTGATGAACCGTCTGTACCGGATGTTCCAGAAGTTCCTGATGAACCGTCTGTACCGGATGTTCCAGAAGTTCCTGATGTTCCTGATGAACCGTCTGTACCAGATGTTCCTGAGGTTCCATCGGAGCCGGATGTTCCTGATGTACCCGATGAGCCGTCTGTACCAGATGTTCCTGAGGTTCCAGATGAACCGTCTGTACCAGATGTTCCAGAAGTTCCTGATGTACCAGATGATCCGTCTGTACCAGATGTTCCAGAAGTTCCTGATGAGCCGTCTGTACCAGATGTTCCTGAAGTTCCATCGGAGCCGGATGTACCCGATGAACCGTCTGTGCCAGATGTACCTGATGTTCCTGATGATCCGTCTGTACCAGATGTTCCAGAAGTTCCTGATGTACCAGATGATCCGTCTGTACCAGATGTTCCAGAAGTTCCTGATGATCCGTCTGTACCAGATGTTCCTGAAGTTCCATCGGAGCCGGATGTACCCGATGAACCGTCTGTGCCAGATGTACCTGATGTTCCTGATGATCCGTCTGTACCAGATGTTCCAGAAGTTCCTGATGAGCCGTCTGTACCAGATGTTCCAGAAGTTCCTGATGAGCCGTCTGTACCAGATGTTCCTGAAGTTCCATCGGAGCCGGATGTTCCTGATGTTCCTGATGATCCGTCTGTACCAGATGTTCCTGATGTTCCAGATGAACCATCTGTACCAGATGTACCAGATGTACCCGATGAGCCGTCTGTACCAGATGTACCTGAAGTTCCAGATGAGCCGTCTGTACCAGATGTTCCTGATGTTCCTGATGATCCGTCTGTACCAGATGTTCCTGAAGTTCCAGATGAGCCGTCCGTACCAGATGTTCCAGAAGTTCCTGATGTACCAGATGAGCCGTCTGTACCAGATGTTCCTGAAGTTCCTGATGAGCCGCCTGTTCCTGATGTACCAGATGAGCCGTCTGTGCCAGATGTTCCTGAAGTTCCTGAAGTTCCTGATGATCCGCCTGTTCCTGAAGTTCCTGATGAGCCGCCTGTTCCTGAAGTTCCTGATGAGCCGCCTGTTCCTGAAGTTCCTGATGAGCCGCCTGTTCCTGAAGTTCCTGATGTTCCTGATGTTCCGTCCGATCCAGATGATCCAGAACCACCTGATCCAGCTGCAAGTGGAATCCACTCTATTCCATCGGATTGATATATTGTATCATTTAATGTGTTATAGTAAAGGCCACCAAGAATTGGATCAGGATCGGCAGTATGTCTTGGGATTTGTATAGAATTATCTATTATCGCGCCATTAGAAGCGGTTACGCTATTAAGATGAGCGTCACTTCCACTAACTATAATTTTGTACCATTGAGACAAATTAGAACTCCAGATATTTGTAGTTTAACAAATATAAATATCGTTCTAACAAATTTACACTACTATTTTTTCTTAAAAATTTTTTCTAAGCCGGGTTTAACCATATTAAATGTTATTGATTTACTACACTCAAACTGTCTTTTCGTTCCTTTATGTTCTGGACACCAATTCCAATCCCCTTTGTCAAACATATGTTTAGCCCAACACCCATTACATACATCTTTGTTTATTATACGTACCACGTCATTTTTCATTTCAAGGTCTTCGTCAGTAAAACCACTAATCAGTACCGTTGGAACATTTAATCCCCAAGCATACCAAGAAAGTCCACTCGATACGCCAACAAATCCATCACTTCCTAATAAGTAAGAAGCAATTTCTTCAAGTGTTTTGTTTTGTATATGCACTACTCCATTTGGATAAGTATTACCCATATACCCATCTTCTTCTTTTGACAATACATATACATCATACCCTTCAGATTTAGCGAAGTCTACTAACTCTTGCCATCCTGTTGGATTATTCCAATACTTTGCCTGTGCAGTTGAATGTACTCCTAAACAAATATAAGGTTTTTCTGATTTATATGGTTTTATATTTTTTATTTTTGGTTTTATTTCAACATAATCTAATCCTAATATATCCGTTGCAACTTTTTGTAATGGTACTTTATTTGCAGGAATTGGGTTTTTACTCAAATTAAAATTATTATTATCAACAAATAATCCCAATCTATAATGAGCATAAATATCGTTTACCAATGATCCAGGTAAAACAAATTCAATTTCTGAGTATTCAGACTTAAACAATTCTAAATGTGGTGTGGAAACACAGACTTTACAATTATGTTTTTTTCTAAACTCATCTGCATATGGAATCCAAGCAATAGTATCACCAAGAGAGAATGATTCAAATGATATTAAAACTTTATTTCCTTCTAAATTAAAATCAAATTCTTGGATTTCACCCGTATCATCCTTTACTCTTATTAACCAATCAACATAAAATTTTGCATTTGGTTTTGACCATGTATTATTTTTTATAGTGGTTCTATACAAACTGGTGTTTGTTCTTTTGTCAAAAAATTCAACTTCATATTTTTTTGAAATGTCACCAACAACTTCTATAAATGCACCATCTACAAAATTAAAATTTATAGCGTTCTTTTTAAGATTATTGGAAACTATTTCACTTTCCAATATATTTTTATCTCTCGTAACTATTCTGTGAATATTTCTAAAGGTATCAACATTTTCTATTAAAAACTCATTGAATACCTCTTTGCCCAAATAATTTATTTTAAGTGTCTTTCCAATTTCATATTTTCCCACTTTAATGAATTTATATTCTCTGGGGTTTAGTGTATCAAAAAACGATGAATCGTTGTATTTTATTTCTAACAAATACTCGTCATTTGGTTTATATCCATGAAATCCATGAATTAAACACAAATATAGATTATCAAATTCATCAACAGCTGGATATATTTGAAATGCAGATCCTTCTCTTTGAATACCATCGCGATTCCATACTGCTTGAGTATTTAGTTCATTTTCATTTGCAATATATGGTGAAACATAAACAGAATTTGTATGTTTTTTCAAACAAGAAAGAAATATTCTTTCAAGTTGAAATCCACCTGGTCTGTTGTGAAAATACTCCCATTTTGAATTTATTTCATTCATCATTTTTAAAAGTATTTCAGTTTTTATTGAAAAAATATATGTTGCCATGTATTCCGTTAAATTCATATTTGATGATGAATTTTCATGGTATTCATATATTACGGAATCATACATTTTTGATTTTTCAAGAAAAGACTGTCTATATTGAAATGTATCTATTATATTATCATATTCCAAATAATGAATTGTTTTTTTACCCAAATTATCACATATCTTAAATACTTTTTGCATCAAAACCCATATGGCATAGTCGTGATGAAATTTTGTTTTTGATTCCAGTTTATACTGCCCATTATCTGCCCACATACCAGATGATATTGAATACATTGGGTATTCATCTACCATAAGAAGTGGATTGTCTTTATCAAAGAAATAAAAATCTACCAACTTTTGTATTTCAGGTTTTACTGGATAATGTGATGCCAATAAAATAGGAATGCCTTCAAACTCTTTTAATCTATGAATACACTCAATTAAATCATTTTCTTTTTCTTCTGTATCTGGCCAGCAGCCAACAACAAAAATATCATCCTTGTAATCGTTTGAATTTATTATTGAAACTTTTGGCGATAAATCGTATTTTTTTGTATTTTTTATACCACCCTTTATACCGAAGAAATATAAATCACCAAAACTATCTTCGTATTCAAAAATTCCATCTGGAAAATTGTTTTTAAAATTGTTTATGGATTCTAAAATATCTTTTGTGAATTTATTTTTTGGATTGTCATTAACTCTTTTGTCTGAAGCACAAGTTAGTAAAAATGCACCACCAGGACGTATCACATCAATTATTTTTGATATTGTTTCTTGGTAGTTATCATCTTCCTGTAATGATTCGGTTGATATTACTATATCAAAATAGTTTTTTGGACATTCATATTCCAAAAATTCCGTAACAATAGATACATTTTCACCTTCTTGTCTGTCAATACCGATATATTTGCTATTATTAAACAAATATCTATTGTTACCGTTTATGTCAAGTGATCCAATATCTAAAACTTTCGTATTTACAAAATATTCTGAAAACATATTTTTTATCTTTTCACAAAACATTTGTTGATTTCTATGTGCCATTTAAAAAACCTTTTTATTATTTCCAAAAATATATTAGTTGTAATGCATTATCAGTTCCACAGAACAATACATATGAATTAAATCCCAAGTTTGTTAGTCTATCAATGAAATCTTGTCTTAGTTTTTCATCAAATTTTAGATGTTCATGGTGATATTCCACTGCAATGTTTCGTATGTTTTTCAAATTTTCATCAGATATTCCATTTAATGCCATTATTTCTGATCCTTCAATATCTACTTTTAAGAAATCTATTTTAGGTATGAGTCCGGTTTCAATGATATAATCTAATGTGTAGATGTTTACATCATACTGATTGTGAAGTGGATTCGGTTCACACCAAAGATTTGAACCACCTAAATGTTCACTTTCAGTTAATGTTAATTTTCCCAATTTGTCACCAATAGCTGCATTGAAAAGTATAGTATTTTTAGGTGCATTTTGTTTTAGTATTTTGAAATATCGTTTATCTGGTTCAAATGTTATTATTTTTGATGCACCCATGTGATAAGCATATCGTGTAAACATACCGATGTTTCCACCCAAATCAACAACAATATCTCCTTCTTGTATTTTTATTCCATCTATTTTGGCGTAATCTTTTAAATTGTATATTTCGTGAAATATTGCACTATCCCATCCGTATTTCGATGCAATTTCAAGTGTACCACCATGAACGCCTACCAATGGTGTAAAATCTTTTATAGTATTTTCTTCAACAAAAAAGTATAATGTATCGTGGAATAAATTATGTTTTTTTGCATATACATAATCCATCATAATTTTGGCAAAATTCAAATTTTTATTACCATGAAAATAAAGTATATTTGATTTGTTCTTTGGAACTTTTTGCCAACCATATATTTGTCCAAAATTTTTAGCCGTATCTGATTTCCAATATGTCAAAAAATGTTTCATAGCATTTGGTTCATCTGAAACATCAAAGTTTGATATTGGTAGAAAATTATCAAAACCGTGTATTGATCTTAACAAATTATCTATACCTTCGTCATTCCATTGAAAAAGTTCCATATAATTTTCCAATGGAGTTTCTTTGTATATTTTTATTATTTCATCAAACCACCATTTACAATCTTTGTTGTAAACATACATACATACATGAGCAATTTTACTCATCATTCCAACGCCAAATTTTCTATTTGCATTTTCATTAAATAATTGTTGTTTTTGATTGCCGTTTGAATCTCTGTAATACCCTATGAAATTTGCCTGAACGTGTGTGTCTGGTATAGGGTAATTTTCTATTTGTTCAAAATATTTTTTTATATCATCTATATTGTAATTTACAATAACATCACCATCCATCCAAACAAAATTTTCAAAATTTTCATTTAATGATTCTATACAAGCATATTGTTTCCAATACCACCTATCATGTATGGAATATTGAGGAATTTCTAATCGTCTTGATATTACATTTGGATAATCAAATGGTACGTCACAGTCTATACCATATACTATAACCTTTCTATTTGAAAATTCTAATAGAGACAAAACAAATTTTTCTATTAGAGGCATATAATTTTCATTACCGCAAGTAACAAATGCAAAATCATCAATAAATTCTTTTAAATTATTTTCTTTTATATCATCTTCTTTTTTTTCATAAAGTTCGTGAATATATTTTTTTGCAATCATTGCAGCATTTTCCCAAGAAAATTCTTTACGAATTTTTTCAGAATCTAATAACGCATTGACTTTATAGGAATCATAATTTTTGTATACATCCCTCATTATCAATTTTAAATGGTCAAAATTTGGCTCACAAAAGTTTCCAGGAGCATCTTTAATCCATGATTCTTCATTATCAACAGATGCTGGAACCTCCCCTTTTATTTGTATCGGTATTCCTTTATCTTTTGCAAACTCTAATTGTGCACCCCAATTTGAATAAGTGGATGGAATGCCACACGCCATGGCCTCAATCAATGGCAAATTCCAGCCTTCACTCCTAGCACATGACAAAAAACAGTTTACAGATTTCAACAATTCAACATAGTCATTTTTACTCATGTGATGAATTATTTTTATATTCTTATGTTTAATTCCAAATTTTTCGAGTCTCTGTTCGGTTGAAGTCAAACCATCCGTTGCGAATGGATTATCTACACTTATTATTAACTGAACATTTTCTTCCTCTGAAAAAGTTTCTGTGAAAGATTTTATTATTTCTTTTATCGATTTTCTATAATCCCATCTTCCAACTAAAAGAAATGTAAATTTTTCATTATTAACTTCTTTATCCAATGGTTTAAATAAATTACCGTCTACTCCTTCAGGAACTACTTTTACTTTTTCTTCTGAAATCCCTTGTTCTACTGTACACCTTTTTTGCCAATTGGATGGAACCCAAACTTGATCGAATTTTTTAAGATTTTCAAAAAATCCTTCGGGTTGTCTTGTTGTTTCCCATACATTATATGCTATTTTTTTACCAGAATAATCTTCATAAAAATACCGATGTGTATTATCATTCAATACGATATGGACATCCGGATTACCATTATTTTCATATTTTGTATACAATGGAAATTCTTCATCACCGTTAGGTGTCCCAAGTGTCTGTTCTACCAAAATTTTTTTTAACTGATCATCAATATATGATTCATTATTATGTGGTTCGTCATTCATGTAACCAACCCAAGATGAACCAACTGTCCAATTTCTAACTTGAACTTGAAATATCTTATTCAATTCTTTGAAAAAATTTCTGGAGTGAGTATTGTATCCAGTTTCCCCAATGATAGATGTGTGTGCTTTCACTACTATTGACATAAACAAAACCTTTATTTTATTATTTTATATTGTATTACAGATAAATCCAAGCATTACTACCGGAGGTCATAACGCTTCCTATTTGAGGCAAATTAGTTTCTTTTGTTCCCGATGGAATAACTAGACTTCCTGTGAATGTGTTAATACCATTGAATGATCCAGTTCCATCGGTTTCGAGATTAAAAGTTTCAAGAGTTCCAGATATTGCTAAATTAGTTACTAAAGATCCAGTCCCATCTAAAAGAGTTTTATCATCAACCGGATCAGTTTGCATCAGACGATAAAATGATTCTGATATATGTAAATTACTAAGATCTCTTTGTGTACTTGACATTTAATTCTCCATATTTACATATAAATATAGAGTAAAAAATTTTAAGCATATATTTTTGAGTAACCATTTTCTTTTTTTATTTCAATTTGACTATCAACAATGTCCTTTACAACATCAATATGTGAAATCAATATAACGAAGTCAAATTGTGTTTTTAAGTATTCCAAGAATAAAGAGAAGTTCGTTAAAACATTTGGATCCATAACACCTAATCCCTCATCTATTGCAATAAAGTTTGGTCTAGGTAGCGAAGAAACTTGAACTAACGCATTTCTGATTGCAAGAGATGAAATAAATTTTTCCATACCACTTGAAAGTTCTAACGGCCAGAAACGATCATCGTCATAAACTATGTAAGTATTTATACTTTTTCCATCCGTATCAAATAGGACTTGGAAATCAACTATTTGTGCAAGAATGTTATTCGTTTCATTTTGTATTCTTGGCAATGCTTCAGCAATCAATTCATATGGAACACCATTTCTATTTACGGCTTTCAAATAATAGTCGTATGCATAAAATTCTTTTTCCAATTCTTTTAGTTTTTCCAATGATCTCTCACAGTCAGTGATTACTTGTTCATTCAATTTTAAGTGACCACTTGTTTCTATTATTTGTTCTTCTATTGATTTTATCTCTCGAAGTATATTTTGTTTATTTTCAGTAATAGATGATATTTCATTTTTTACCCGTATATTGTTTTCAACTATTAGTTTATTATTTTCTATCCGTTCTAACTTTTCATTTAACTTCTTAATAACATCATCCGATTGATCCTTCTCTTGTTTTTTGTCCAAAAGATTTTTTTCCAAACTTAACATGGATTTTTCAGTATCAGAATGTTCTTTTTTATATTGTGTCAATTTATCAATTAAATCATAAACAGATTGATTCAATTCTATTTCATTTTTTAAGTATTTTATTTCTAGTTTTAACTCATCCCTATCCTGTTCATAACCCCATAATAATCTTTTTGCCTCTTCGGCATCTTTTACAAAAACATTATTTACACAGAAAGAACAATTAGGATCATATTCATGGTTTTTCAAATTTTCTATTTTTTTTAAACAATGATTCAATTTCAACTCTGCACTATTTAATTCCGATTCTTGCTCCGATAAGAATTTTATTTTTCTATCTAAGTATTCTTTTTTGTCAAATAGTTCTTCTTCGTTTAGTTCCAAAATATTTTTTTGAATTTCATTTGATTTGTTTTGAAGTCTTACTAAATCCAATTCAATATCCATCATTTCTTTGTTCAAAGAAAGCAATTTATTTTCCGTATTTTCTATTTTATGTTCAAGTTCATCAACATTATCGGTATCATCAATATCTTTCAGTTCAACCAATTCTTTATTCAACTTAACAAGTTCATCATTTATTCCCTCAGCAGTTTTATTCAAATAATCCTTTTGACTTGTGAGTTCATCCATTTTTTCAAAATACTCTTTGTATTTTATTTTTGAATTTGCAATCTTTGTAGAATAATCTTGTTTACCAAACTCTTTTATGAGTGCCTGAACTTCTTTTACTTCATCACCTGCAATAGAATTTAATTCTTCAAATAAATCCAAATCTAAAAACTGTGCAAGTAAATCTTTTCTCTCCCTTTGTGCCTTATCAACAAAATTCGTATTGTTTCCTTGAACGGACATTGCAGTTAAAATAAAATCATCATATGTTCCGATGTATTTTCTTATAGTAAAGTTCGTTCCATCTCTATCTTCACCATTCAAGGAATGTTTATCTCCATCCTTTATGTAATAGAAATTTACAATTACTTTAGCATTTCCCTTTTTATCTCTAGTTGCAGTTCTTTCTATGTAGTAATCAATTTCACCAATCATAAAATGTAATTTACATTTGAATGAATTTTGTCTGTTATTCATTACCTGTGATGCCTTAAATGTTCTTGAACATTTATCGAATAAGCAAAACATCAAAGCATCTAATATAGAAGACTTACCACTTGCATTTGGTGCAAACAATCCGTATATTCCATTCATTCCATCAAAATGTATTACATTCCCTTCACCATAAGAAAACATATTATCAAATTCAAACTTAATTGGTTGCCAAACAACATTTCTTACGATGTCAGTATCTTTCAATTTTCGATTTATCTTTTCATTTATTTCTTCAATCTTAATTAAGATTTCATCTGTTACATTAAATCCTTTTTTTACAAAATCCCTAATCAATTTGTTTTGATAATCAATGTCTCTAATATCACCAATAATGTTTTTTGTTTGGGTATTTGCAGATGTAAGTTTATTACTTACTCTCTGAACTCTAATGTCAATAACATTTATTTTTGTTTTTATATCCGTTATGATATTAAACAAATCGGAGTTAGATGTGTTAGTTGATTTTATTCTTACTATGTTATTTTTTGAATAGTTTGAACTATCTTTTTTTATTTTACCGTCTTCAACTTCTATTGTATGGAATGACCAATCATTTTTTATCTCAATAAATTTTGACTTACCGTTTTTAATATCCCATTCGATTATACCATGATTCAATCCCTCACCAAAATTCTGTTGAATCAGAGAACCTGCATAAGCAAATTTACAATCTACATCCAAATATTGAAACTTATGTATATCACCAAACATACCATAATCAAAACCATCAAATTTTTCCATAGTCAAACTTTTATTCTTCATAAAAGTTCCCATGTCAGTAGATGCCATATCTATTGCACCGTGAAACAATACTATTTTTGTGTTATCCCCTTCAATATCATCCGGTGATATAAAGTTTTCTGGTTTTTCATAAACAGAATTTAGAACAAAGTCTATATTTTTTAATGTGTAAACACCGGTTTCTTTCAAATAAAAAAGATTATTGAAATCACTATCTATCAAAGAAACTATCGGTGAAAGTGCATCCATTCTAGATCTATTATTTAAATTACAGTCGTGATTTCCCGCAATTAAAATTGTTGGCGCAATACGTGAAAGTGTATCAAGAAATTCAGTAACCAAATCAATCAGTTCTGGAGTCATATCTGTTTTAGAATGAACAATGTCACCTGCCAGATAAATTATTGTATTTTTATTTTCTTCAACTTTGAGTTTACAGAAATCATACAATTTTTTAAATACACTACGATATTCGTCATGCCGTTTGTAATTACGAATGTGGACATCTGCAATATGTATTATTTTTTCTACTTGATAAATGTAACCGTTTGTCTTTAAAATTTCTTTATACATACATTATCCTCTGTTTAATAATATCGTAACTGTCTGTGGGTTTTGTTTCGTTTTTAACACCAACGAAATCTTTGAAACCCATTTCATTTATATCTTTTTGTTCCATTTTAACCATTGACACTTCAATGCCTTCACATAATAATTTTGATGAAATTTTTATTGAATCATTTAATGCATCATTATCAAGTGCAACAATTACTTTTGGTGGTTTACGCAACAATATCTTTTCCATAAGTCTCGGTTGAATTATTTTGCCAAATAGTGGAATGGCATTGTACCTAGCAGTAATTGCATCGAACACACCTTCAACAAGTGTAATGGGTTCTTCCCAATTTATGAAACTTTCAAATCCAATAACATCTTTGCTCCATTTTGGATTTTTATATTTCAATTTGTCTTCTTCAAATATGGAACGAGAAACGAAAAAATTTATATTAAAATTTTCATCGTAAGATGGGACTATAATTCTACCAGAATAATTACCATTAGGACAATAACCGATACCGTATCTCAAAATATCGGTTCTACCAATTCCTCTGGATTTCAAATAATTCAATGCCTGTTTCATTTGCATCTTTATCTGAATATCTTTTATCTTTGGAAACTGATATAAACTGATAAATTCTTTTGGTAAAACTAATTCTTCTTTTGTTTCGGTATTATTCTGAATGTATAGGTTTTTTGTTTTGAGGATTTTATTAAGGTCTTCTTGGTATTGTCTACCAACTTTTAATTTTTTGAAAAGTGAAACTATGCTTCTACCCTTAGCATTACTAACCCAACAATGCCATGGGTTTTGTGCATTGTTGCTTACAGATAAGTCTATTTCAAGTTTTGGTTTGTAGTGGGCTATGAACGGTGAGAAGAACGAATAATTGTTGCCAGATGTCCGTCTACCTTTACCGAGAACTTTTTCTACAAGCGATAACAAATCGTAGTTAATCATAGATACACTTTATGTAAAACAATAATTGTCACAAATATAGTAAAAATTTGTGACAATTACAAGCATTTTATTATTTAAATATATCCTTTCCTACCATCCAACCACTTTTAATCTGTTTAACTTGAAATCCCATTTTTGATGCAATTTTAGGAGCTATCATTGAATGGAGTTGCCCTGATACCGGACGTTTAGATGATTGAAAATATACATATTCCACTCTATCTGCTTTAAGTTTAGCAGCAAGAATATCTACAAACATATTTGAAACTTTTGATATTGTAGATGAATCCAATTTTCCACGTCCCTTTGTTTTTGTATCATAACATAGACATATGTAACCATAATCATCAAATTTGGATTCAGATGTTTTATCTTTCCATAAAGTATCAAGTAGTTGTTTGTCTGCAGGTGTAATATAGTCTAATGGGAGATTCCCAATCTTTATTCTAAAATTTTTGCCATCTGGACCAAGAAATATGCCGTTGAAGCCGTCTACCATTGGATCGGTTTCCCATTTTATTTCTCCTTCTACGGCTTCTGTTAATATGTCTTTAAGTTTCAACATATGTTTTCTCTCACTTCAATTTAGAAAAATTATTTCAGTTTACAATAAATATACATTTATTTTTTTTTACAAATCTAAACATTCATCCAACCATTCTTGAGGTATTTCTTTTTTTGCCCATAGCCAACCCTTCTTATCACAGTATTGAGCATAAGTTGTTTTACTTCCCTTGTATAGCTTTGCGTTTGGATTTTGAAATACAAAACGAATATCTATATCTGGATATTGTTCAAATACTAAATCAAATTTTAGTCTGTCTGTCTTTACCCATCTACCCTTTGTTTCAACATACATTTTTTTACCACCTCTTTTTATCATCACAAAATCTGGAGTGTATTTGTGTTTTGTTTCTGGTTGTATGTATGGTAATTTTTCTGTTTCATAACCAAAAATTTTATTGGATTCTTTTAATAAGTCATTTATATTTTCTTCCAATCCACTACGGAATCCGTGTTTTATTGCAACTTGATTTCTACGCATTTACATATCAAACCTTATTATTATGTTTACATCTATATCTTTTCTTTTTTTAAGTGGTGTTGCTAATTTAGCAACTGCAACTAAATCGTGATTATCATTGTACAGACCTATTGTGGTTATGTATGGTGTAAATTCTGAATTTGTTACATATGGTTTTGTATTTATTCTATTTGTATATTTTGTCAAGGATGACGGATTTTGTGTAAAGTTAAATTTATGTTTTTCAATACTACAAACAATTTCATGTTCATATATTGTATTTATACTTTTAAATCCCCCTTCAAAACCAAACTCAAAATTTTGATAGTCAAATATTCCATTTCTTCCTAAAAATGCGTTTTTATATTTAGGTCTTGGATCAGAAACTATTACTACTCCGGTTTCATAATAAACGTTTCCAATTTCTTTTCTTTGATAAGCATATCCGTATTTTAAACTATTATCGCCCAAATTTTGTATTTCATTTTCATTTAATGCCTTGTTAAAAATTCTTATTTCATCAAGTGATCCAGAAAAATTATTTTGAGTTGTTCCGTTTCCTGCTATGTAAAATTTATTTTTATTTTGAACATTACTTATTATATTAACGTTAGTTGAATCGTTCAAATTTCCATCTACCCAAACTTCATAAACACTTCCAGTTTTTTGACAAACAATATGATGCCATTCGTTAGTTGATAATTCATTTGAAGAAACTGTTGATGTTAATACGCTATCACTTTGTTTGAATTGTATTTTGTAAGGTTCTGCATTTGTTCTGTTAGTTAATACAATATCAAATGGATATTGTTTACTTTCCATGTTGCTATCTACTGAATATACTCCTGTTGTACTTGAATAAACATCTATTGGTTTTATCGTTTTTTTATCAAAAATTGGATTATATTCAAATGTTTCTATTGATTGTGTTGGTGGTATGTTAATCCAAAAACTAAATGCAAAATCTAAATTATTCGTAAAATTAAACATTTCATTATCGGTTACTTCTAGGTATGAACCGCTAAAATTTGCACATACTCCTGATTTTTCTTGTGTATCAGTTGTTGGTATGCCATCGGTATATGATATTTTTCTTTTATTTATTACCTTTACTTCATTCAAATTATTAGACCAATCTAAAACATAATCAAGTTTTGTATTTACAAAATTTGTTTCTCTATATTTTTCATTGAAACCAACATACAACATATTATATCTGTGGTCTATTATTTTTGTGTCATCTATTGTTGTATCTACTATATTTCCTATACCGTCATCAACAACAACATATTCATACACATCATCAACTGGATTTATATTTTTTAGTCTTAATGATTCTTTTTTTATTATCTCACCGGTCATTTTTCTTGGAAAAATTATTATAGATCCGGTAGGTGAAAGATAGTTGTTTGTATCAAAATTTGTTTCATCAGCAGGATTTTTGTCCGTTCTATAATCTCTGTAATAATTGTGATCCAAATAATACCATAAAATTTTAGGATCTAATGGTTGGTGTTGATATGTGTTTTGATACAAAGATGATGAAACATTTAATATATTTCCAAAATATTTGTCATTTTCAGGATAGAAATATCTAAAAACGTTTATTTTTTCTGCATCCAAATTTGATATATTGGATCCTTCAGTAACAATAATTGAAGTTGTTCCCAACTGCTGAATCCATGCCTTTATAGCATTAAAAAATGAAAAATTTGCAGTAGACCAAACTATATCCACTATTTCAGTTTCTTCGTTTGCAAAGTTTTTAACATCATCAGATGTAAATATCCAAGTTTTGTTAGAATTAAAACCTCTAACTGGAGTTGATGATCTATTTTGTTGATTACCACCGGTTGATACGGATCTAACGGTGTAATCACCTATCCTTATTGGATCATATATTATATTTATTCCTTTTGTATTCATTAGTTGGATTTTATTCTAACGTTAAAAATATATTCTTCACTACTATCTTTTAATAACGGTTTTTTCAACTTACCAACAGCTATTAAATTTCTGTTATCATCATACAAACCAATGGTTGATATGTACACCTTTGAAGAATTGTTTAATCTATCATAGAAAATTTTTCTAGTAGAGCCGCTTATGTATGTATAATTATTCGTGTAATTAAATTCATTTTTATTAACTCTACAAAAATAATTTTCATCTGAATATTCTTCTGCAGACCTTACATACCAATATTCGTGATTTGTTCTTGATAAATTTGGTGCACAAGAAGAACTTAAAGATACGAATAATTTTTGTATATTATCACCATTAAATGATCCTGTTACTGTATTAAAATTACAATACTTGTCTAAAATTTGAGCATCTAATAATATAAGACCCCTTCTTGGAAATACCATACCCCAAGATTCTGATTCATCGTCTTCGTATTTTAATCCATCTTGTTGTGTTCCTTCTACTAAATTGTAGTATTCTTCTGTACCAAACATTGATGCAGAATATGCAGTCAATGTCTTACTATCATCTATCAATTTGTATATTATATTTGAATTTTGATTGGAAGAAAAATTACTACCCGTATTAAAAGTTTGATTTAAACTTGAAGATATTGGCGAAAAAGTAATTTGCATATTTTGACTATCCAATCTATCTCGGAACAAATCTCTATTAAATTCTATTATGTAAAAATGATCAGTTTTTGGATTATTTTTAAAAACCATATACTCTTGATTTCCAAAACATTCTGCCAAATATTTTTTGTATAAAGTTTTTGAAGGCAAATGTTCTGTGTCATTATTTAGATAGGATGATCCAGATCCAGAAATATGTGCATAAGCAATATCAAATATATGTTTTGATAATGGATTGTTAGAATTATCAGTATAAACTGGAATATAATAATTTAAATGACTACTTGGTGCAGAAGATGTATAAAAACTACTATTTCTATCTAAACCATTTGAAAAAATTGGTTTAGTTACAAAAACCGTTTTTGATTTTGCATAATCTGTTGCAACATTTATTGATTTTAATGTTAAATTTGTTGCAGGAACTATTTCAACAACATCATTTAAAAATTGATCAACGTTTTGTAATAAAGTTTCAGGCGGATTTTGAATACTAGAAGTAGTTACTGTAATAAAAGATGTGTTTGGATCAACAGTTAATGTAAAAGTTCTTGCCATGTTATCAGGAAAAAATGACAATCCATCTTCTGTTGCTATAAAAAATGGTTTAGTTTTAAATAAAGTTCCAAATTTATCCTTTGATATTTCTATATTTTGTCTTGGTGGAAATCTATTGTTTATCTGAAAATTAACATATTCCTTTATTAAGGAAAATACTTTATTGTTTATTATCATCTTATTTGTTGGAATCAATTCATCGTATTTTGTTATCAAAGGATTTATTATATTTATATTTTCTTGTATTGATGATGTCTCTGCAATCAATTCTACATCAACAGGAATATTGTCCACCTTATTTATTGTGAATAAAGAGTTATCTTCTATAATATCCATGAATATATTTGTTGCAACCACATCGTATACTAAATCTAAATCGGTAACTGATGGATCCATTCTATACAACTCTTTTTTGTATAAAATGTCTAAAATTTGTTCCTCTGTTGCAACTACTTGATTTGAAGGATTTTCTAAACTTATATTTTTAGGTTTTAATGATATTAAATTTCCATAATTTTCTTTTTTTTCATATTTTTTATCAATAAAAATTTCTGGATTATATGTCTTTGTTGCATCAAAATAATTTGTTTTTTCTACAGATCCAGACAAAAAATATTCGTGTAAATCATTTAATGTTCTATCCGATACAAGAAATACAAAATTTGCATATTCTGCACTTCCAGTTTTAAAATAATCAGAATACACTAAATTGTTTGAGTCATTATTATCAACAGAAAATCCATCCCATTCTGAAGATATTTTTATTTTACTGTTATCCATATTATCAGGATATTCAGAATCGAATAAAAATAAAGTTTGTAGTTTTTTAAGAAAATCGTAAGAAATTTTTGTATTACTTTCTACCATTCTTAAATGTTCATCACTTAAATGGTGTATTTTGTAATATTTTTTTGAAAACCCCTCATCATATGGAATTTTTTTACTCAAATCATCCAAAACTGCATAAGTTTGTTCCATTGTAGGCCAATGTATATTTGAATTTGAAGTGAAATATATTGACTTCAAACAATCTTCTGCACCAGGCGGAATTGATCCAGAATCGTATATGTAATTACTTCCTGATATTTTTTCGTTTACACACGTTTCTGTATTAGTTTTGTTAATAACTTTTATAGTTTTTCCGATATTTTTTATTATCAAATTTGTTGTGGGCGATGAAGGTTTATCGGAACTAAATTCAACAAATTGTGGATTATCAGTATTTGCGTTTTCAATTTTACTTTCAAGTAATCCAGTAACAGGATTTATTACATATATGTTATTATTTGGAACATTCAAAGAAACATTTTTACGTAGATTATCACCATCATTATCGGCTCTTTCTTCCAAAAATGATCCTATAAATCCAACTTCTATAACATGAAATTCTGTTCCCATATTACCAATTCAATCTTATTTTTATCAATATGTCTATTTCTGGTGTCTTTTTTACGGGTTTACTTAATTTTGCAACAGCCAATAATTCTTCCGCGTCATTGTAAAGACCAACTGTTGTTATGTATGTAACTGGATTATACTTAAAAAATTCATGTTTGATTACATTATTATTATTCAATGTATCATTAACCATTGTTGGATTATTAGAATAATTTGAAGTTCCAGCACTAACTCGTATGAAATAATGATTTGATTTTTTATTACTTGATCCTCTTGCTTTCATTTCATACTGATTATCATGTGCATTTTTTATTGAATTAAATAATTTTAATGCATTATTTGTATCAACATTTTCAGACAAATTTGTTTCAAACGAAAGGTTTTCATCTAATTTTTCTGCATCAAAAACGATTAAACCAAGAGCAGGATATACTTTACCATAAGTTGTAATATATGAATTTGATTCCAAACTTCCTGTTCCAGAATCGTGTATTCCATATTCTAAACTTCCACTTACAATATCAAAATATGAAAATACATGATCATTTGTAAATTTATCTTCAAGTATATCTCTAGAATTATCTATAAAGGTCATTATTTTTGATGGAGTTGAAATATCTGATAATGCAATTTCAAAATTACCAGGATCCAATCTATCTGATAATGAATCTCTATTAAAGTTTATGGTATAAATATCTTTTCTACCACTTGTCAATGATCCACTTGTATAAGTAGTAAATTCTGTTTCCGATGATTCTAATGCCAATAAACGGTTTTGACTGTATATTGCCTTTGTTGTTGAATCGGATGTTTCATATCCACTATAAACAGATCCAGAACCATATTTGTTACCGTAACCTACGGAATAATAAGAAATTGGTTTGTTATTTTTTAATACAGTATTATCAACTATATTGTAAACATATTTTTTAGATTTCTCATTTTGATACGAACTTGTAAAATGAGAATCAGGAGATTGATTACCATTGAACAAACCTTTTGTAATCAAATTATCTCTTCCTGTTATTATATCAGAACCCATTTTTAATGGATGAAATATTCTAATGGGGGATTGATCACAATCTGCTCTTTTTACTTTTCTATTTAATTTAATTCCAGGACCAAGACCACTATAATCTTGAATGGATAATACTTCTGCACCTCTAATATAGTCTTTATCTCCAGGAGAATTGTAATCTGGATATTTCATATAAATTTTTGTTGTTTGTAATTCATAACAACCCAAATTATCAGACATATCTACATAAGGTTCTTGAACTCTAGGTCTTTCTATCGGAATACAATTTTCTGTAAATCCAATTTCTGTTCCAGCAAATTCAACATCTTCCCAAACATCGTATATCGTACCTCTTTCATTGAAAAGGTTTTCATCAGGTCTCCATTCATATTCTGTGTACTCTGTTCCTAAACAGTCTAAAAGCAGTTCCCATCGTCTTTCCCAATTAAAACTACGAATATATGTTGCCTTGTAACCACGATAACAAGCATGATTTGGTATTTTTTCAGGAACAGATGATTTAGTAATCAATTTTATTATTGCATCGCCATATGTTTTTACATCGTTTAATTCTCTTTCAGATTTTATGTAACAACCTGTTTTTGGTTGTAAACAACTTAATCTACCATATGATGTTTTGGAAATAAATCCTGAATCTAATTCTTGTATTGTATTACCGTCTACTGATGATAATAAATCTGGAAGATTATTGTCTGTAATACCGTTTCTTCTTGTTTGTACGTTTTCTTTAAATCCACCATATATTTTTATATCACTTTTTGATTGAAACTCGGTTCTTACAACATTTGCAATATAAATCTCATCTCTAACATTTCCAGGTTCACATAAAGTTTTATTTGGATTTTTTTGATCAAATTTTCCCCAGTACGAATCGTCTGAATCTAATTCTTCTTTTATTTTTTGTATAAATGATCTAAATTTGAATAATTCATTTACATTTGTATTATCTAATAAAGCATTACTTGGATTTAATAAATTGGTTGCATCTTGAAGTCTATCTTGTCTTGTTAATGCTTTCCAAGTTAATACATCGTTTATTTGTTCTGTATCGTAGTAGTATTGATATGATGGTCTTAATCCTCCAAGAAAATCATCACATCTCTCATACCAAAATGATCCAATACCATCTGCAATTACAACATTTTCCAACAACAATTTTTGAATTTGGTTTTCTTGACCAAATGGTGTATAACATTGCCAAATATCAACAACAAGTTTTGCACTATGTTTTGTTGCTTGTTGATCAAAATATGGTGATTTTATATCTGGATTATTTTTTGAAGTTACAGATACTTCTCTTACATTTTTAATAGTTAATATTCTTTTTGATCCAGTTTTTTTCTTACCTAAAACACTTTCAACTCCTGGATCTGGAATTGCCTTTCCTTTTCCAAGTATTGAAGCAGAATTACTACCCTCTGTTGCATTACTTGTAAATTTAATAGTTGATGTGTAAGTAACTATTGCATTTGGTGTAAAAGAAACTTCTAAACTTTTTGTTTCACCCGGTTGAAGTATTATAGGACTATCATTAGATATTTCAGGCCAATTATACGGTGATAAAACTGCATAAGATGATGATGCACCAAATCCACTATATCCAGTTATTATTAGTTGATCATTACCAGTATTTTCAATTATTATAGGTAATACCGATGCATTACCTAATTGAACTTCATCAAAATTTACACCTCTTACAGTTATTATTGGTTTACCTTCTGGCAAAACTATTACATCTGCGGGTGGGGTGTTTAATTTTGTATCTATATTATTTATAGATTTTTGTATATCTATACTAATTGCTTGCAATAAATTTATTATAGGTCTTGATGTTATTGATCCAGCAGCAGCTCCTTGTGATATTCTGTTTGTTTCATCATTTATGAATACTTCAGCAACTGCATCAACATCTTCTTTTGCAGAAGACAATGAAGATCTTAATTGTGTCAGATTTTTTGGAAGAAAATTTGATAAATCATCTAAAGTATATCCACCTACTGGAAGACTTTTTATAGTTTCAATATTTGCAGGTGTTAAACCAATCGAATCAATTCTAACTTGTGTATTTTGTCCGTAATTTGCCATATTTTTCTTCTATTAGTAATCTAATTTAATTTTGATAATCATTTCAGAATCCGATGTTTTACCAACGGGTTTTGACAATTTAGCAACAGCAAGTAAATCTCTTTCATCGTTATACAAACCAACAGTTGTAATATATGTTACATTTCTGTAATCATCACCAGTTGCAAGCATTAGTGGTTTAATATACTGTTCGCTTCCTGTTTGATAGTAAGAAACATTATTACTAAAATTAAATTCTCCATTTCCAACTCTTGCAAAGTATATTGTTGAATTTATAGTTTCTAATGTTCTACCAAAAAATGCATTATTATTTGAAACTTCCATTGCACCACTTATAGCGTTAAAAAGTCTACTAGAGTTAAATGAACTACTACCAGTTGCAGGATTTCTTTTAGTATTTATTTTTGCTACATTATCTAGTGCATTTCCATTTAATACAATAATACCAACATCTGGATACGCTATACCATAAGGTGTTGCTGAACCGTCGCCTGTATAAAGACCGTCTGTTAAACTTCCACTATAAACGTAATAAAAACTTCCTCCAGGTCCTGTTCTTGAAAGAGAACTACCTAAAAGATATAATTCACTTATAGTTTCATCTACAAGTGTTGTTATTTTACTTCCAGAAACTTCACCAGTTTCAGCATCAACAGAATGTAATGATAATTGCCAAGATCCAGGTGCCAATTTTTCTTTGAATCTGTTTCTGTTTACATTAAGAACATAGATATGTTCCGATGTTTCCGTGTATGTGTTTAAGGTGTTTCCATTTTCATCCAAACCATCAAACTTTGAAACAAATTCAAAAAGATTAGTTTCACTTTCCAATAAAAGTTGTTTATATTGAGAATATAATGCTTTAGATTCGGAAACATTATTTCCTATTGTTGATCCATTAGATGATCCACTATTTACATAATCACAATATGCTATACTAAACTGTTTTTCTATTCTAGAGCCGGTTGTATTGTAAACATCTACATAGTATAATTTTTGTATATCTGATTGTAAAGAACTGGAGTATATCTTTGTTAGAGATACATTATTTCCACTCCACAACGGTCTTGAAACAAAATCTCGTCTATCGTATGCTATAGATCCTGTTTCAAATTTTTTAAAAACATAAGCCATGGTTTAATACTCTAGTTTTACAGTTATTGATAATTCACTATTAAATGATTTTTGTAATGGTTTGCTCAATTTAGCAACAGCAAGTAAATCCTTGTTTTCATTGTAAAGACCTATTGTTGTAACATAAACGTGAGGATTATACATAAAACTATCAAAATATGGTTTTCCAATTCTACCTTTTGTTGCATCAGAATTAACAAAAGTAGGATTGTTAGAATAATTCATTTCATCACTATTAACACGTATAAAAATAGATTGTTGGTGTTTTATTTGAACTGCACGAGCAACAAATCCTAAATTAACCGATTGAGCTGATCCACTCATTGCTGTAAATAATTTGTAACTATTCTGACCATCAATATTACTTCCACTTACAGTATTAAATGTTACATTATCGTTTAATTTTTCTGCAGAAATTATTATAGTACCGTTGTCTGGATAAACTTTTCCGTAATAATGTGGATTTGAAGCATCATATATTCCAGTTGCAAGTGATCCACTAACTAAATTACGAACTTTTGCGGGTTTTTCAGAATATTCGTATTGATCTATTGAATCTAATGAATCATCTATCAGAGATATTATCTTATTTGAAGAAGAAACTTCAACATTACTACCAGTGTATAAATTATTAGCAAAAGATCTACCATTTAATTCTGCAATATTTATTTCAAAATTACCAGGATCCAACTTATCACCAAATCTATTTCGATTTATGTTTATAGCATAAAAGTGATTTACTTCATCACCATTTTCTAGTGTAAATTTTGTCTCTGTTTCATCTAAACACATCAACTTGTATTGTGAGTAAATTGCTCTTGAAGGCGTATCGCTTGCTTGACCAACAACATCATAAGCGGTTGTTACATATTTTGATCCAGAACCGTTTATATTGCCGTAAGCAATAGAAAACATTTCATTTTCTTTTGTGTTTAATGAAGATGACATCCATATTTGTAAATAATATTCTTTTGATGCCTCATTTTGCACAGAACTTGTATAAAAACTTTTTAAACTAGCAATAGTTGGAGACCACAAACCTTTTGTATAAAGTGAAGTAAATATTTCACTTGCGGTGGTTCCAGTTAATGCCGCCGATTCGTTTTGTGCAACCATTTTAAAAATATTTGACATAAATTATCTCACAAGATTATTTTATCTAAAAATCATTACGTTGTTACAGCTTGTGTAACTTGTATTGGAATAACTATACGGGCACCTGTTTGGTTTCCGCTAATAATAAGTTTTGTTGTTGCAGTTGTTCCTATTGGTAATTCTGTTCCAGTTGCAACAATCGTAACTCCTTGTGATGCCGGAACATCTGATACACTAACTGATCTACCGGCCATCATTGATGTTTCCGTTGAAAATGTTGCATATGTATTATCTAAAATATGATAAGAATATGAACTATTTGGATCAGTAATTGTTCCAGTTGTACTTAATTGTATTGTTTTTGGTTTTACCAAAACACCCAACGCCTGTGTTCTTTTATTTGTTTCTAATTTAACAACACCTGAAGCGATTCCTGGACTTGTAGGATCTATATAAGGTATCTGTGTTGTTCCTGGTGGAAGTGTTATCAGTTTATATTTCAACGACTGTGTTTCATCTGGAACAGCTTCGGTTATTGGCATATTTTCAATAACAGCTCCATAAAAATCACTTCCTCCTGGATGTGAAGGATTCCATAAATCATAATCAATTTCATCATCTGCCAAAGCAAATTGTGTTATGTTAAATTGATTTCTACCTTTTGCTAATAATTCTCTACCTTTTTTAGTAAGAATAGCATCTACCGTTATTGTGGTATTATCTAAATAACCCATACGATACTCCTTTAAAATAATAACTTTGCAAATTAAATACAATACTAATATAAGTATGTTTTTATTGTATTTTTATAGTTTAATTTACTGATTTATTGTAGCAGGTATTGTTGTTTGTAAATTTGTTACAAAAAACGTTGATTGAAAACCAAAATCTGGACCCAAATTTGGTATCGTATCATTATCACCTTTCCACCAAAGAACCCAAGGAAATCCTCTAATATAATCTTGAGATGTTGGGTAATTTAAATACCTTTTTGTACCTTCTATAACACTTTCTTGTAAATACTGCGGCGTAAATAACTTTTTCATTGCCTTGTAGTTTCCACCTGAACCGGCTATTTCCAATGATGTATTTAATTTTATTATTCTCGGTGCAGTATCTATCATTCCATATTGATTTTCCGACTTAATTATGTTATCAAAAAATCCACCTCTAATTTCAGTTTTCCAAAATTTACTCTTTGGAAATACATTTATTTCTACCGTAGAAGAACCATTTTTAACATTTTCATATGTTAAAAATAATTGATCATTTAAATTATGTTTTGTAAACTCATAATTTTCACGAATAAGTGCATAATTTAATAAATTTGAATTTGCAGTATAAAGTGTCAATTCTGGTTTTATTGAATTTTTATACGGATATGGATAATCATTACATCCAAAAAATTCTCTACCTTGTTTTGCAGTTTCAAATGATTTTGGATTTATGTAATTTGATCCAAAAAATTTGTAATATCCAACATTTTTTATGTAATTCGTTTTATATTTTGGAACTATTGTGCTATAATAATTATGATTTTCGTATGTTGAAATTTGATTATATGTTGATTTTTTAATAAATGCAAGTGATCCAGATGTATTAAATATTAAATCTAATTTTGGATTATTTGTTACTTGTATCGTTTCGCCAATAACATTTTTATATGCCTTTGAATCGAGTTTCATTGTATAAGAAACTGTTTCCATTCTTATAGCATCTTCTATTAACTTTGTTTTTAGTAATGTGTTGTATGTCCTAAATTCTAATTTTGGACTATTACCTATTGGTGTATTTATTACTACTTTTTCTAAATTATTAACCTGTCCTTTTGTATGTAGATCTACATCCATGTCTCCAAGTTTTATCTTCTCATCCGTATCTGTAAAAACTGATGTTTCTATTGTTGTTTCTGATTCTATTAAATTTACATCTAACATATCACCTTCTTCAAACCCTAAAAACAAAACAGTATGTTTACTATCCAATTCTGCTGGGATTGCATTCGGGTATGGAGAAATTACATTTGATTCATAAACAAATCCTTCAGCGTAACCACTTATATTTTTTATTGCAGAAACTTTTGATCTTTCTAAAACATTTGGCTCTATGACTAAACCGAGAATTTCATTAGTTCTTGCAGGTAATGTCTGTCTTATTTGTTCAAATACACTAAAATCGAATTGTGATATTAGTGAAATGTAAGCATTAAAATCATTTCTATTTTCGTATTTTTTCCAATATTCATATGCAAAGTTTGTAAGGTCTGGATATTCATCTTTTGATAAATTATCATAACCACCCATGTATTCCGTTAAATCAACATTTCCTATTGCCTCATATATGTCTTCATTTATTATATGTTGTGGTGAAAATGCAACCATCAATCTATTTGAATCTGGTGCATTCATTTCCAACGTTGATTTTTCATAAGAATTGTTTATACTTAAAGCACCTGACAATGAAGCGGAATCTATTCTTATTTTTTGAGAATATTCTGTTGATGCACCAGTATTTGCAATCTCCATTAAGTAGGTTTCTGTAAAATTTTCAAATGAACTTGTTGTAAAACCAATAAAGTTTGCAACTTTTGATGAACTATAAAATGTATTGTTTTTTTGATTTGGATGTAAACTTTGAATACTTGATGTTATATTTGGATCAAAATACTGCCAGAATTTCCATTGTCCTTGTAAATCGTAGTATGAAGATGTTGGTGTATTTCCATTATATGATCTAGCTGCCAAAACGTGATTATCAAATGAAGAAGTTGATAACGGATTTGACCAATATCTAATTTCAAATACGGATCCAGAAAGTATTTTATTTGTTTCAAAATTTGATCCAGATCCTATGTATAGTTTTCCATCCCTATTCCAAGAATTATTATACTCTGGTTTTAATGTACCATTTACAACAATACTTTTTGTTTCATCTACTACAATTTTTCCATATTTTTCAGTTTTTAATATAAAATCATAAACTTGCTGTACGGAATTATCATCATCTGATATATTTCGTCTTATCATTATGTTTAATGGAATATCTTCATATATGTACTCATTGTATATCGAAGCTGATAAGTAGTTTGAACCACTTGCAAGATAAAACGTTAGTGTACCTTTTTCAATATCCGTTCCATTTTTATTTGCAGTTACGAACCAATCAACACCATTTGATGAACTTTTTTGAAGAATCGTTTGTATTTCATTTGACTGGTAATTGTATATTTTTTCAGGTTGCATTTTCCATCTAAATGTAACCGTATCAGGATATTTCCATTCATCATAATGATTTACTTTTTCCCATGGTATTTCAATTTTTTGATTTTTACCAGCAAGTGAACCTTCAAAATTTAAATAATAAGTTGATTTTTCATATAAATTTTTACCCAAATCGTAAGAATTTGGATTATATGCACCACCATATTCTCTTATTGTTAAAAGTGTTTGTGGTATTCCGTATGCGGCAAGTAAAGCTCGTATTCCTCTACTGGTTCCCTTTGTTCCATATATGTATGGTAAGTTATTTAGTATTCTTCTCCATACTTCTTTTGTTCTTTCTTCTTCTGTTTTATTGTATTTTTCACCGAGAACATTGTATTTTGCATCTACATTATCATTTAAACCAAGTGCATATTCCCATAATTCTTTATCACTTATATTAGATGATAAATCCCAACCTAAATTTTTTGTTACAATTTGTATCAAATCTTGTGATATTCCAGATTTTGGATCCTCTTTTCTTAAATGTTTGTAAAGTATATGTTCATTGTAAGTGTATATTATATCAAAATGTTGTCCTATCATGTTTACGAAAGATATAAATTGTTCATTATTAACATCTTCCGTAATATGACTTGGTAATACTTTACTCAATAAATTTGGATTATTTGCATCGTTATATTCTGCTAAAACTAAAGTTGCATTATACCAATTTTCTCCTGGAGTTTCTGTTGTTTTCCAAAATTTAAATTTACCATTTTTTGTTTTAATATCTTCGTTTGATGATATTTCGTATTTGGGATATGGTGTAATTAAATTTGTTTCTAAATTGAAAGGATCGTAGTTATATTGTTCATAATATAGCCATTTTTCCCATTCATCAAAACCAGTAATAAGTTTATCTTTTAAATTTTTTACATTTATTATATTAGTTTCTATTTCATCATATGAACCTGCATAAGATTGTAAATTACTTATTTGTGTATTATATGATTCTAACAGTTTCATTTTGTAAATGAAATTGTTTAATCTTTCTACTGCAGAAGAATAATAACAAAAATTACTAAAACTTGTAAAATCTATGTTTATCTGTATTGGTTTTGTATCACCGTAAACATATTTGTTTAATATTTCTTGTGATGTTTGTAAATTTGTTGATAATAAGTCATTCCAAGATTTAAAATCAGTTTCAGTTACAGTATTATATGAATAATCTACATTGTAGTTTGGTCCACGCAATAGATTTTCTGTATTTATAGTTTGAACTGTATCTGAGTGTATTTTTATATTATCAATGTAAGGTTTGAATATTTGAGTAGATAACCAACACTCGTATCTTAAACCTAAATCTAATGGTAAAGGATAAAATAGTTTTACATAAAAATAAGTTTCACTACCATCGGATGTAATATTTATTACATCAACTATTTTATTTTCACCAAAATTTAATACTATTGGTGGAAAATATGATTTTGGTTTTAAGTATTCTAATACAAAGTTTTTTAGTTTGTTTACTTCTGTTAAATCGTTTGGATTTGTTAAAGCCAAAACCAATTCTCGTCTATCATTAGATATTTCTGCAATAAAAAGTTTTGTTGCAGAAAACTCACTACTTATGTAATTTCTCAAAAAGTTATAGACAATTTTGTAAGATCCAGGTTGAACTACAAAATTGTTTAAATCTTCTTTTATGTTTAATCTAATATTTTGTGGATCATTTTCATCATCAACGGACCAATTTTTTATATCATACAGTGATCCAATATAACCACCGTCCCCATAAAATAGATGCATTTCAAAAGAATCTTTTTTAATATTATTCTGTGAATCATCCTTTACATTAAGAACTGGAACTATAACTCGTCTATCTTTTGAAATTACATATCTAGAACCACGAATTGGTATAGATGAGTTTAAAATTTCTTCTATATTTTGGTATTGAAAATTATTCATTAGATGTTTGTGTTTGTCAATAATGAGTTAATACTTTCTTTTAACAATTCGATTTCTCTATCTTTTTCTTTTATTAACATATCTTTTTCCATTATTTCATTTGCCTGTGAATATAATAATGTTTCTTTTTCTTGTGATTCAGACCTAACATCCTCAACTGTTTGTTCTAACTGTCTAACTTTTTCTTTTTGAGATACAACACTATCTTCGTTTAAGTTTATTAAATTTGTCAAATTAGTAAAAAATTGTTCTGCAGTTGTTAGATTTTTAAATTCCGAAGCCATGTTTGGATCCATTACTATACCGTCTGCTAAATTTCTTACCAAATTGTTATATTTGTTCATAATAAAATTTTCAGCATTTACAGCATTTTGTAATGATTTAAAATTTACGTTTACTGCATACTTAAAATCACTATAAGTGTATCTTTCGTCCAAAACTCTTATAGGTAAGTCTGGATTTTCATCTTTAGAAAAATCAATCATTATTTTTCCAGATTTGTCTCTTTCAATCATTGTTATTACCTCGTAACTTTAAAGTAGAAATTATTATCAAAAATTTGAACATTGTTTCCATTTTCTTTTTCTACTTTTATCAGTATTCTATAAAATCTTTCCGGTTGAAACATATTCATCCATAAATTAAAATAACTTCCTTTATCATCACAACTTATTTTTGTTCCAATATTTGAAAATGGTAATATTATTTCATCACTATGTGCATCTCTAATTTCATAATAAGAAGTTTCTGGTAAATAATAATTTATCAGTTGATAAGATTGAGTTGTATATGTTTTTTGTGGATATTTTTTATTTCCATAAATTCTTATTTTTGCTTTTTCTTCTTTTGAGTAATATTTTTTTAACTTAACATTTAAGTTTATATTTTCGTCTTCAATTTCTGATAGTGAACCTGTATCAAACTGTGAATCATCCCAAATAACTTGCAATCTTGGTACATATATCGTATTACTTTCTATACCAAAAAATTTAATGCTTGAAAAATACGATGGTAATGTTTCTACTGTACTGTCAAATTTTAATATCAATCCATCATTATCAATAGTTTTATTCAACCAAGAATCTACCATAGGTGTAATATCCATGTAAACATCTGAATTTTCATAGTAAAATGATTCAGAACAAACCAAATTATTGTAAGTCCACCATGTTCCACCACCAACTTTTGTATTATATGATCCAGTAACGTTTGGATTTAAACTTTGGGTAGGTTGCCATTCTGTGCCAACTGATTTTGAAGTTCTGTATTTCCAAGAAACACCGTCTGTTACATTTGGTCTTGAAGCATATTGTCCAGTTCCATTTATCCAAGAAGAACTAACTGGATAAGCATAAATTGTATACTCTTGTGGAACTTCTTTTACATCTGTTGTTTTTAGTGATAAATAATAAGATGCATCTGACGGTATTACTGATGAGTTCAATTTTTCTTCTAAATCAGATAAATTAAAATACATCAATATTCTACTGTTATATGTTGAGGTAGAATTTGTTACATTTTCGTGTGATAATTCTAATATAGAATCCAATCCAGTATTAAGTGATTCTGTTTTTTCATATATCGTTGCATCTTTGAACGGGTATATTGTGTATATCATTAGTATGTCCTTGATTTACCAACTATATCATTATCTGGATATTTTATCTCAAACATAGATGGATCCAATGATGGGAATAAAATGCCGTCTTTTATTGCAGCATCAATATCGTAAATATATTTTGAATATCCAAGTGTTTCATCGTGTAAATTATTTATTTTTATATTAACTACCGTTTGAACACCGTCAATTTTGTCTAATTCTGTGTAAAGATTACTTATCACAATAGGTTGATTTATCTGCCATTTTTTTACATCAAAGTAATCTTTTAATTTTTGAATACATTTTAAAATGACTTGATTGCCGTTTTGATTAGGTCTTGTGACTATTTCAAACTCAATACCTACGTTTATTATGTATGCATCTTTAATTGTTATGGCATCTGTAAGCATTCTATATTGATCTAGATACGTTTTTAGATTTTCTTTTGTTGCATTATTTACTCTTGTAAGTTTGTTATTTCTATCGTAACCTAAAATGTAAAAACTTAAACCAAATTGATTTTGTAAAAAATTATTTGCACTTGTAATATTGTATGATAATTCCGTATCTTTTACAACATATGCCTTTGATATTGATCCAAATTTTGATGGAAGACTATATGCTCTTATTATGTAATCTTCTTTTGTAACTGCTCTATTTTGTGATGCAAATTGTGCAATAGCATTTTGTCTAATTTCTTCTAAATCATCTGCATTTTTTCCGCCACTAGCAGGTTCTGGATTTGTAACTGCTAAACTGTTTAAAACTCTCTGATACAATACAGAATCCAATCCAGTCTCATCAACTATTACACTTTTTGATTTTATTTTGTTTATAGTATCACTAGCAACATTATCACCACTTCCACCACCAACACTATAAAATACTGTCATATTTGTGTTGCTTGGAGCAATACCATAACTTTTTGTATACAAAAAATTTGCAGGATTTAATTCGTTTGAAAAACCACTTGTTATGTTATTCAATGAACTACCAACTAAATCTGGATTTGGTATTAAAAATTCTTCATTAAAATTACTAACTCCAGATCCAAATTGCATTTCAAATAATCCATCAGCAACTTGTCTTGTTGTAAATCTTCTCGGTATTCTTCTTAACTTTAATAGATATGGTGTTCCGCCTCTATCTTGACTTAAAAATTTATCATTTCTCGGAATGTTTGGAACTGCTTCAAAAATTGTATCTTGTGCCAAATATGGCACATTGTACCATTTATTTCCGTCACTATCCATTGCATATAAAACTTCTATAAGAGAAGGTTCTTCTAATAAAAGTTTTCTATATGGAACAAGTTCTCCAATAGGAAAAGAAGTTGATATGACATTACCCGATACGGTGTTTACTGATTTTTTTAATAACCAAAATTCAACTTCACCGGTAACATCATTTATTTCAAAAGGTGTAACTTCAGTTGGATCCAAACTGCTACTAAATTTAAAGTCAATATAATCTGTTGTTCTGAATAAATTAGTGGTTGAGGTTGATGATAAAGTCATTCCCTCATCTATAGCAAGTGCATATCTCCAATCCGGAATCATAATCCCAAAACCATCATCAATAGATGGTATGAGTTGAAATACATTTACTTTAGCAACTGAAGCAATTCTGTTTCTTGGGATATAACCCATTGATTGTGCAATATTTATTATGTTTTGTCTTTCGGTTGCATGGGTTATCAAAGATTCTTGTAGAGTTACATCGGTGTAATACGATAAAACATCACCAACGTAAGCTGCCATTTCCAAGAACATCATTCCTGGTGCCGCTTCATTAAAATCTTGATATGTATTTGGAAAGTATGTTTTTGCAAAATCAATTAAATTTGATTTTATAGAATTGAAATCTCTACCTAAATACCGTATGTCTTTTTTTAATAAATCTGCCATTTATCGTTTCCTCATGTTATATCAAGATTACCAGATTCGGTAATTCCAAGTGTTACTGGCATAAATATATTTGTTCCAGATACATATAAATTTATTGTAATAATTACCGCATATCTAGATTCTGCAAATCTAGCATCATTTTTTGGATCAGTAATAATTTCTGCACTTTGTATTGCCACATACGGCATCCACCTATTTAATGCGGAACGCACTTCACCCATTATATTTTCTCTAAATTGATCTTCGTCTATTATTGGTTCAAATAAAAAATATTGTATATCTGTACCAAATTCGGGTTGCATTATGCGTTCACCCTTTTGAGTCCTAAACAAATTTCTTAAATTTTCAATTACTTGTGCAGTATTGGTGTATGTTTGATTAAAAATTCCATTTTCTGAATTAAATGGTATAGATACACCTATTGGTTTTAAATTTTTTAAATCACTACCAGACGGTTGTGTTGTTGGTTCTTGATATGTTTTACGTCTGTTTCTAATCAATTTTTATCTCCCTTTCTTTTCATCTATTTTTTTCATAAGGGCAGAATAATCTTTTGTTAGTGCAGACATTACTTCTTCTGGAACATCTTGTGGTGAATAACCATTTGGAATTACTCCCGTCTGATTTCTTTGAGCAAATCCATTTACCATATCCGATGTAAACATCATTTCATCATCATATTCCATACTTTCTTGCAAACTTTTTTTTGTTTCATTCAACAAATCTTGAATGCTAGAAAAACTATTATTTGTATTTTTAACAGTTTTTTTATGTTTTTCCGTAGTATTTGTTTGTTTTGATTCAATTATTTTAGCAATAGATTGTTCGTTTATTTTTTTATCTATTGCATATTCAATTTCTTCACGAATTATTTCACGTATTTTACTAAAAAAACTTTTTGCATTCATATAAATAACCACCTAATAAAGTTGTTTGTAAAACTATAAATATCAAAATACCTTAAAATTAGTAATTTTAATTGACAGGAACATTTATTCCAGACTTTATTTGTTGCATCCTATTTACTAAATTTAATTTTTGTATAATCAATGTTGCACCGTTAGGTGAAACCGCTATCTCAAAATGCATATCATCGTCTCTTCCTTTTCTAAAGTTACCGCCCCATTGAACACCATATCTTTTTATCAATTTTTGTATTTGTTCAACTTGATTTGGTTTATATGTATTTACCTTTCCAAATGGATGCCATGGGTGATTATAGTCTATTGCCGTTCCACTTGCATGAGTGCTCCACCTATCTGGTCTTTCTTCCATTCCAATTATTTTTCTATAATTAAAACAACTCGTGCTTTTCATTGGTTCTACTGATTTATGTAAATCATACAATAAATTGTAAAATATAGGTAAAACTTCTTTTGTACAAGTTATTGCATGTTTTAATCCTGGAATTCTATCCGTAACTAGTTGTTCCGCTTGTATTTCCTTTGTTGGTAATATTGGCCATCCGTTTGGATATGATGTTGTAAAATAATCATGTTTACCGTAGCTATATTTTGGTCTTTCTCCCGTGTAAGGAGAATTAGTCATTGATGTACTATAACTACCATAAACAGTAATACCAGTAGATCTACCCATAGGTATAGATGAAAAATCACTTTTTGGTGGCAATGAAACCATATCAGTTGCTCCTTTAATTTTTGCCTTTCTTCTTTTTATTAAAGGTCTTGATTTTATTATAGTTTTTCTTTTTTCACTTTCTGCGATATTTTTAAATTCTTCTTTTTCATTTTGATATTGTAATTTTTCAAAATGTGAAAAATCTTCCCAATTATACGGTTGTCTTAAAACAGTATTTTGATAATCAAAGTCTCTTTTATCTAACACTGGTAAAATATCGTATCTATCATCTATTGCTAAAATATCACTATCATCTACTGTATTAAATGTTTCATTTAGAACATTTGCATCTTCTTCGTTAATATTTACTTTTTCCGATTTTACTTCTTCAAATGGATTATCAAAAAAATTATTTTCGTATCTTGTAATTGGAATACCGTATTCTTTACAAATACTTTTCATTACTTCCCATTCTATTTCTACATATGGTCTATATTCTTCTATATCAATATATTTTGGATTTAATGGTATCAATCCAGTTTCATCACTATATCGTCTATTCCAATAATGATATAAGGAATTTCTTCTATTTTTCAATTCATCTTC